AATATAACAGTAGCAAAAGGTGCAGCAAGTGCAGCAGCAGCTGATGGAGCAGGACTTACAGTAGATGGACCTTCAACCGATGCAACGTTATTGTATAGGTCTACTGGAAATAAATGGGTTGTTAATAAAGCATTTGAAGCGTCAGCAGGGTTTGTAGATACTACCTTTGATGGCGGAACATATTAAGGAATTAAATGGCTAATAAATTTTTATTAAAACGTGGTAGTGGTGCACCTAGTAGTATAGATGAGTATGAATTAGTATACGATTATACTAATAATTTATTATATACTAAAGTAGGTGCTACAATTACAGCCATATCTGGCTCAGGTGGTAGTAGCGATATATCTGTAGCAAATCAAGCTAATAATAGATTAATTACTGCAACTGGAACTACTGATTCATTGAACGGAGAATCTAATCTTACTTTTGATGGAAATGATTTAAGTATGAGCCCTGATACAGATAATCATGCAAATATTGGTAGAGCAAAAGTTGGTAGTATGGGACATAGTGATTGGGCAGGATTTTCACATTATGATACAGGTAGCACAACTAATTTTTCTGTATTACAAAATTCATCAGGAAGAACAATTTTAAACTCAGCAAGTGGACAAGAATTACAATTTAGAGTAAATAATGCTGATGCCACTCAAATGGTTTTTGATGGAACTAATTTGAAACTAAAACCAACTTCTAAACTTTACTTAGATGGAACAGCTGGGCAAACCTATATAACTGAATCTCAAAATGATGTAATGGATTTTTATGTAGGTAGTGTTCAGATGCTTCGTATGGAAGAATCAGGAACAGATTATGTAACAGTACCTGATAACATAAGATTAAGTGTTGGAACAGGAAAAGATTTACAAATATATCACAATGAAACAAATAGTTTTGGTGCTGATAATTATACAGGACATTTAATATTTCAACAACGAGCAGATGACCAAGATATTATATTTAAAAATGATGATGGTATTGGTGGTGTAACTGCCTACTTAACATTAGATGGTAGTGCAGGATATACAACAGTACAAAAACTTATAAAATTTGAAGATAGTGTAGATGCAAGATTTGGAACAGGTAGTGATTTAAGAATTAGGCACGATGGAACTAATAGTAAAATAGATAACTATACTGGAAATTTAAAGATTAGAAATACTCTTGACGATGCAGATATAACATTAGAAACAGACAATGGAAGTGGCGGAGTAACACCTTACCTAACCTTAGATGGTAGTGCTACCAATGTTATTATACATAAACAATTTTGTTTTCAAGACACTACTGCAGTAATTAATAGAGTAAGTAATGATTTAGAAATTAGAACTTATGGTGGTTATGATATTAATTTAATGGCAGCAGGTAATGTCGGTATAGGAACTACATCACCTGGAAGTACATTGCACATATCAAAAGAAACATCAACAAGTGCAAGTTCTACTGGAACTACATTGTTTACATTAACTAATGATGTAGGTGCTGATTTAAACCAACAGAAAACATTTGTAGACTTTACTTTGCTTGATGACAATGCCAATGAAACACCACAAGTAAGAATTGGTGCAGAAGTAGGACAAAATGGAGATGCTAATACTCAAGAAAAAGAAGGTAGTGGTGCATTTGTAGTTTATACTAATAATGCAGATACAACAAGTGGAGATGCAGGTGCATCTTTAGCAGAAAGAATGAGAGTAGATTATCAAGGTAATGTCGGTATAGGAACTACATCACCTGTAACTAAGTTGCACATTCAAGATAACTATGACCCTGATGATTCTTTAGGTTATCTACACATAGAAAATACAAACACTACTTCAGGAAGTGTTGCTACTAATTCAGCTTTAACTGTTAAAAACTATCATGGTACTTCTCAATTTATGCAATGGGAAGAACATGGATTAAGAATTGGAAGTAGAATTTTAACTAATAGTGGTTCTGGACATCTTGTTTTTACAGCAGGTGCAGATTCTGAAAAAATGAGAATACAAGCAGGTGGTAATGTCGGAATAGGAACTGCATCGCCAAATGCTTTATTACACTTATATAGCACAAGCAATACTCAATTAAGATTACAAACAACAGGCACAGGAAATGGAAGTAATGTTATATATCAAAATGGTTCTGCGTCTTATACAGTAGGGATTAATTCTGCTGAACAATTTAGCTTTTATTCAAGTCAACTTGGTTCAGATGCAGGATTTATCAATACTAATGGTAATTTGTATTGGAATCACAATATTTTATTAACTACTAATGCTAAATTTTTATATTCAAGAGATACAAATGGAACACTTACAAGAATGCTTGGAATGAACTCAGGGAACACTACTTATATAGGACCAATAGATAGTTATGCAGGTGGTAGTATTGTATATGGAATAAGTTCTAATGTAGTAGACCAAGTATTTTATACAAGTGGTAGTGAAAGACTAAGAATTAAAGCAACTACTGGTAATGTCGGTATAGGAACTACATCACCTGGACATAAACTACAAGTATCAGGTGGAGATATTGCAATAGATGTTGGTGAAAGAATGTATTTTGGTGGTGGTAATCACACTTACATTTCAGAAGATGCAGATGATAGATTAAGATTCTTTACTGGTGGTGCTGAATTTATGAGATTTACTGAATCTACTGATAATAGTCTAAATATTTATGAAGATGTTTATGTTGCAGATGATAAGAAAATACATTTTGGAGCTGGTAATGATATAAAAATTTATCACAATAGTTCTTCAGGCAATGCAAATATAGAAAATTATACTGGTGACATTTATGTTACTAATTATACAGATGATGGAGATATTTTCTTTAGAGTCGATGATGGTGGTAATAATATTATTACCGCAATGAAAATAGATGCAAGTAGTACAGGAACAGTTAGACTACCTAATGATGGTCAAAATTTATATCTTGGAGCAGGAGATGATTTAAGATTATTACACGATGGAACAAACTCTTATGTGTATGCTTACAATGGACCACTATATGTAGGAGCAGTAAGCACAGACCAAGATGTATTTATTAGAGGTAATGATGGTGGTACATCTATTAATGCAGTTAAATTTGATATGTCAGATGCTGGAACAGCATTGTTTAATCACGATGTTAGAATGTTAGATAATAGCAGATACTTTATGGGAACATCTAATGATTTCCAAATGATGCACGATGGAACAAATAGTCATATAGAAAATTTAACTGGAGATTTATACATAACAAACCACGCAGACGACCAAGATATTATTTTTAGAATAGATGATGGTGGAAGTGGTGCTTCTGAAATAATGAGAATAGATGCTTCTTCTTCACATGTCGGTATAGGAACTGCATCACCTGCACAAAAGCTACACATATCAGGTGGGAATGCAAGAATAGATGGTGATATTATTACACAACCAACTAATAAATTTTACTTAGATGGTGGTAATGATACTTATATTTATGAGGCAGGTGCTAATGTTATAGATTTTGTTACTGCTGGTTCAAGAACAATGCAGATGGCAAACACTTATGCTTATACAGAAGATAATGTTTTATTAGGTGTTGGTGGAGATGTTAATTTTTATATGAAACACGATGGCACTAATTCGCTTTTACAAAATAGTACTGGTGATTTAACTATTAAAACTACAGCATCAAATGAAGATATGATATTTTCGGTTAATGATGGTGGTTCACAAATTAATGCAATATATATAGATTCAAGTAATAATGGTATGGTTAAACTACAGAATGATTTACAATACCTAACATTTGGCTCGGGTGATGATGGAGTTTTATATTCTTACGAAGATAATTTCTATGTTTCAAATCATACAGCAGGTAAAGATACTATATTTAGTAATCTAAATAGTGATAGTTCTTCTTATGTTGAAATAATGAGATTAGATGGTAGCACTTCACGAGTCGGTATAGGAACTGCATCACCTGCTACAAAACTTCATATAAACGATAGTGGTGCTAATGGTATTGTTTTAAAAGCTTCTGACAATTCAAGTAATTCACCAAGAATATTTTTCGACGGAACTTCTACTTCTTCTATATTTCAAGAAGGAAATGATTTAAGTTTTAGAACTGGTGCAACTACTGGAGCAAGTAGTGGTACTGAAAGAATGTTAATTAACTCATCAGGTAATGTCGGTATAGGAAGTGCATCACCTTCATTTAAATTAAAAGTAAATGTAGATGATGGTAGTTATACTAATTTTAATACCATTGCTGGTTTTCAATCTAAACGAAGTGCTGATACTGAATATGAAGTAGGTATTGCAATTAATTCTGGTGGAGATGCTTTAACTGGTAGTATAAGTAGTAATGTATATTTTTCAGGAACTTCAGCAAATAAAGGAAATACTGGAAGAAGTAGTGCAGAATTAAGATTTAGTAATTCGGCTAATAATGAATCTGAATTTGCTTTTAGAGGACAAACTTACAATAGCACTACTTTTGTAGACTATATGAAATTAGATAATACTCAATCTTTGCATGTAGATGGAGATGTAGTTGCTTATTCTACAAGTGTATCTGACAAAAGATTAAAAGACAATATTAGAACTATTGATAATGCTTTAGATAAAGTAATCGCATTAAGAGGTGTAGAATTTGATTGGAATGCTACATCGAGAAGTGGACAACACGACATAGGATTAATTGCACAGGAAGTAGAAGAAATAATTCCTGAAGTAGTAAGAGAAAAGAAATTACAAACTGGAGAGTTTACAGACAATGAAAAGACTTTTAAAACAATCGACTATGATAAAATGGTTGGTGTTTTAATTGAAGCAATAAAAGAACAACAACAACAAATTAACGAACTTAAGGAGAAGTTAAATGGCTAAAGTAATCGCAGAAAAAACACAAGAAACAGTACAAGCTGGCTCTACTAAAGTAGTAGAAATTAAGCATACAAGAACTATGCAAGATGCATCTGGTAATAGTGTAGAGGTAGTAGATTGGACTGAAGAAAAATCAGTAGATGAAGCTATATCACAATGTGAAGCACATAAAGCTAATTTACAAGCACAACTTAGTGAGTGTGAAGCAGAATTAGCAGACTATATAGCAATAAGAGACGCTGAGTAATAAATGTCTTTACCAATTATACCTAGTACAGGTGAAATACAATTACGTGGACACGTACACGCAGCTACACAAGGACTTGGAACTACTGATATAAGTTTAGCTGGTTCTAGTACTGGTGGGTTTGGTATGACATTTGATAGTGATGGTGGACCATGCGAAGATATGCCCGACGCTTACACAGCTATAGGTAATGCACCTCATGGTATGAATGAGTTAAGAGGTTTATCTTGGAATCAAAATGGAGGCGGTGGACCACCTCAACCGTAGGGTAATTATGAAAGTAAGTGAATACAGAGAACAAATGGCTGAAAGAGTTGCTGTAATAGAAGCTCAAGTAATTGATATTTATCACGATATTAAAGAGATTAAAGAATTAGTTAAAGAGCAAAATGGTAGAGTACGTACCAATGAACAAAACATTGCACGTATTACTGCTGTTGGTATTGTTATAGCAATGGTATTAGGCTTATTATAGGGGATAACAATGGAAGTAAACAAAGATAGTAAGTTTACTCTAAGTATAGAGACTGCTATAAGTATAGCTGTTTCAATATTTATGGTAGTAGGTTTATGGTTTAATTTGCAAGCTGATATAGAGGAAGCTAAAGAATTACCAGAGCCTCCTGTAAGTAGAACAGAGTATGACTTAAAAGACCAAATGATTCGTAATAGTATTATGAATACAGAAGACAAAGTAGAGGCACTTGAAGACAAGGTAGATGACATTAAAGAAGATACCAGAAGCATCAATGAAACTTTACTTAACATGAATAACAATTAGGATGGATTATGCAAAAGTTGATAAGTATGTGGTTATTGGGACTTGGGTTATTTACCTCGTCGCTATACTCGCAATCAGTATCTTTGGATAGTTTTCAGCAGATACAAGCATTAAACATACAGAAGTGTGCAGTAGTGCAGGTAAATGCGTCTTGGAACTATCAAAATAGAGTTAATTTAACACAGCTAAATAATTTGTGTTACATTGCAGAAATAGATATTGAAAATAAAACAGTTGGTGCTGTAATAGTAAAAGAATGGGATATAGATATAGTTCCTACTATTATAGTATTAAAAGAAGGCGTAGAAGTAAAAAGATTTGAACCTGGTATTTCTATGAGTTTTGATGAAAAAACTATTATAGAAAGTATTAGGAAAGAAGTTAGATAGGTGTTATATTAGACATCATGCGTAAAGTATTCGGAAATAATGCTAAAAAACACAGCAATGGAAAGAAGAAAACACGTCAAGGAATGTCTAATAATACCAAATACGGAACTAAAACTAGTAGTAAATACTACAAAAAGAAAAGTAGAGGACAAGGATAATGGCTAGAAAAAAAGATTCAAGACTTACTAGAGCTGGTGTATCGGGTTACAACAAACCTAAACGTACACCTAGTCATCCTAAAAAATCGCACGTAGTGGTTGCAAAAGTTGGAGACAAGGTGAAGACTATACGTTTTGGTCAACAAGGCGTTAGCGGTGCTGGTAAAGCTCCTAAAACCGCAGCTGGTAAAGCACGTAGAAAAAGTTTTAAAGCAAGACACGCTAAAAATATAGCTAAAGGCAAAATGTCTGCAGCATATTGGGCAAATAAAGTTAAATGGTAGGAGGGTAATACAATGCCAATGGGAAAAGGAACATACGGTAGTCAAGTCGGTAGACCACCAAAAAGAAAGAATAGTACTGACAATTATGCACAAACAAAAAGAGGCAAGGGACAGAATAGTACTGACAATATGAATGATGGAGCTATTGATAAAGCTTTGACACCTAAGCAACGTAAGCTTCCAAGGGAATTAAAGAAAGCTATTGTTAAAAAAAAGATGGATAAATAATGCCAAAGAAATCTAAATCCAAAGTAAATCAAGCTGGCAACTATACCAAGCCATCAATGCGTAAACGATTGTTTCAAGTGATTAAAGCTGGTAGTAAAGGAGGAAGACCTGGACAATGGTCTGCTCGTAAAGCACAGATGCTTGCTAAACGATATAAAGCAGCAGGTGGAGGTTATAAGTAATGGCATTAGCTAAGTCACAACAGAGTTTAAAAAAGTGGACTAAACAAAAGTGGAGAACAAAGTCTGGTAAAAAGTCATCAGAAACTGGTGAACGTTATTTACCTGATGCTGCAATCAAAGCATTAAGTGATAAAGAGTACGCAGCTACTACACGTAAAAAAAGAAAAGATACTAAAAAAGGAAAGCAACATTCTAAGCAACCTAAAAAAGTAGCTAAGAAAACAAAAGCTTATAGATAATAACATAATAGGAGACCACTAAAAATGGCAAAAGAAAAAAACGTAGACCTAAGACAAGAAGCTGAGACTAAAATGGAAACAATGGTTGAACAGCATAATACACTTGTACAGGAAATACAAGAGGCCCAAGGTAGATTGGGAGAAGTTAAACAAATGATAATCGAGCACCAAGGATATATGAAAGGCCTTGAAGCTTGTGAAAAAGATTGTGAGGTAAAATAATGGGACCAATTTTAGGTAAGTTACTAGCAAAACTCGGTACTGAAAAAGTATTGAAAGCTATTGTACTACATTTAGGAGAGCACTTAGTTTCTAAGTCTTCAAATAAATTAGACGATAAGTTATTTGCAGAAATTAAAAAAGCATTAAAATAGGAGGTTTCATTGAAACTTAAAAAACGTGGTATCGTAATACCTGACCAGCATTATCCGTTAGAAGATAGAGCTGCAGTAGAATGTGTTAAGAAAGCAATACTCAAAGTTAAACCTAAGGTGTTTGTAAACCTGGGAGATGTTGGAGAATGGGAATCTTGTTCTGCTTGGAAGTACAAAGATAAGAAGCTACCGCCTTTAGAGTTTCAACTACCTTTAGTAGATGAAGAAATAAGGTTAGTGAATGAAGGATTAGATGAATGGGATGAAGTACTTAAGAAAGTTAAATGTAAAGAAAAGTATCTCCTCCAAGGTAATCACGACCTCTGGTTGGATAATTTCGCTAACAAGTATCCCTATCTTAGTGATTATACATTTTTTAAAGCGTGTAAAATCAAAGAGAGAGGATACAAATACACAGAATACAACTTACCAATCCAAGTAGGTAAGTTAGTATTCTTTCATGGTGCGTATGCGACAACGTATCATGCTAAAAAACATTTAGAGTCGTATGGTGAGAATGTTATGTATGGACATACCCACGATATACAAAGACATACTATGACAAAGTTTGATGGCAACATTGGTGCTTGGTCTATGGGATGTTTGAAAGATATGTCACACGAGAATAACAAGTGGTTAAAGGGTAGATTACATAACTGGGGTCACGCATTTGCTATTGTAGATTGGTTTGACAATGGTGAATTTAAAGTAGAAGTAGTAGAAATAACAGATGGTAAAACAACTCTATGGGGTGAGTTAATTGACGGTAACAAGTAACTCTATCGGGGGAAAGTCTAAAGGCGTTTCTACTAATAGTAGCAGAAGACTATACAACAAAAAGAAAAAGAGAAAAAAGAATGCCAAAAAGAAGTATAAACGTAAATAATTTTAGTGGTGGGCTTAACAACAATACTAATCCTAGGGATATTGCTGATAATGAATTTCAAACATTAAATGGATTAGATAATGAAATACCAGGTAAGTTAAGATTGTTTGGTAGTGTTAAAAACTTTGCAACGACTAATAATTATTCTGAAACACATTCTACCTTTAATATAGGTAATGGACTTACTTACTTGACATTAGATAGAGATATAGACAATGCAGGAACTATAGCAGCTAATGAACTATTGTTAATTAACGATGCTAATGCAACTAATGTAGATTTTTACAATTTAACTGGAGACAAAGATACTGCACAATTTAGTTATGGTAATACTGCATCAGCATTAAATGCTTTTGTGGTTGATGGTCAGATAAGATTATCTGCTACATCTACGACTGCAACAGATAATACTCCTAAGTGGTATGGATACATTAACAAGACTTACAACTTAGGAAACTTAGATGGAAGTTTAGCATCTGGTGATGGTATAACAGATACTGATGACGAAATAGCAAAAACATATAATAGTTATTTTGTAGCTGATGCTTATGTAGCACCATTATATTTAGCAACAGATGGATATGCTTACGATGTAAAAGACAACTCGCCAACATTTTTAACTAAGCAAACATTAGCACAAACAGAAATTGTATTAAATCCTAGTTTAAGTTATCCTTCAAATATAACTGCTATTACAATTGATTCTGGTACTCCAAGTACACGAGCAGGATTGCACGGAATATTAAATGATAATACTTCATCAATAGCAGATGGATATGGTGCATTTGCAGCGTATGCCTGGTTTCATGAAGATAGTTCTACCGCAGGTGATTTAGCCTATAATGGAGATAGTTATATTTCTGTTTATGGTAATGGTTCTGGAATTACTTACGCATTGTTTGCGTCTAACGTATACGACGAGCAAGAATCATATCCAGTATACATAGGAGATATAGAACAGCCTACTGGAGGAGTGTTTGCTTTATCTTCTACTATATATAAACGACCATTGTTTTTTATGTTAGCTGGTAGAATGCCTCAAAAACCTAGACAATCTGGTATTAATTTATATTGGGCATTAAATGAAAATAATTCTTTTGGACAGAAGTATTTGTTTGCAGAAATAAATTTTGAAAAAGGTATACGTTATGGCGGTGAAAGTAATTACACTGGATTTGGTGATTTTACTTCTACTAGAAAATATTATATACATCCAGATAATAACAACTCTGATATAGTCTTTGGAAAAACATTGCATTCTTTATCTCAAAATGAGCCATATTTGAACTTTAATCAGTCAGCCATAGGTAGACAAGGGTCAAGCTTTAAAACGTCCGCTATAGCTAATAGAAGAGCTTATATAGGCAATGTAGCGTTATATGATGGTACTACAAGAGAAGTTAAGAGTGATACAGTGTTAAAATCAGATGTAAATAAGTTTGATACTTTTAGACCTGATAATTTTATAGATGTAGAAATAAATGATGGTGATGAAATTATAGCATTAGAAACATTAAATAATCAGTTACTACAATTTAAAAGAAATACTTTATATATTATAAATATATCAAGAGATATAGAATTTTTAGAAGGTTCTTACGAATTTAGAGGATGTGAAAAAGATTATCACGTAATAAAAGGTGAAGGGTTTGTATCTTGGTTTAATCAATCATCTGTATTTTTATATGATGGACAAAGAGTTATAGATATAAATTTAAATGAAACAGGACAGCCAAGATTAGCTAACTGGAGAAATGATTATTATAGCAATGATGCAGTAATAGGATATTATCCAGATAAAAAATGTATATTTATTTTTAATAGTGAAGATAATCAATTATTACAATTTGATATTAAATCACAATCTTGGAGCTTTGTAGATGTTACCCTAGATAATATGTCAAATATTGTAACTAACAATAATGGAGATATGTTATTTTTGCAACATAGTGGAACTACTAGTACATTAAAAAAGTGGGATGATAGTGCATTTGATGTTAACCTAGGTGACAATGGAATATTATTACAAACAAAAGAATTAGACTTCGGTAATCCTGACACTAACAAAAATATAAACACTATTTACATTAGCTATAAACAACCTAATACAGAGAGAGTACAGATTAGAGCAATAGCAGATAGTGGTAGCATAACTGACATAGATACATTAGAAGCATCATCTTCTTTTACAACTAAAAAAATATCAATGCCTTCAGGGTTTAAAGGTATTAAAACATTAACATTACAAGTTGCACAACATGGAGCTAGTGCAATAGATGATGAATTTCAAATAAATGATATGCAAATAATTTATAGAGAAATGGTTAAAAGATAATGGATTTGTTGAACAATATACAAAAATTAAAAAAGATGCAAGAAGCTAGACAGCAATATCAAACTCCTGCTAAAGAACAAAATAATGTTCCTAGTAATTCAGAAGGTAGCATTGGAGATACTGTGTTAGTAAATCTTGAAGGTTCTAAGTTTTTGTATATTAAAGGAATAAATGAATGGCATAAGACTGGATTAGCTAATAGTACTGACACTACTGTAATAGCTACATCCAATACAGGCACAGGAACTACCACAGGGAGTACTCCTAGTGTTTCTATTAGTGTAGCATTAAGTGGTAATACAAATGTAGTAATAACATTTAGCGTATCTAATGAAAACTCTTTTAGTATTAAAAGAAGAGAGGGTTCTGAATGGAGTTCAGGTACAAATGAAACTACTATAGCTACCTCTGGCAGTTCTCCTATTACAGATAATTCTACATCTGCTAGTATACAATATGTATATAGAATTACTGCACAAAACTCTTTTGGTACAAATAGTGCAGATAGCTCACCTATTACAACAAATGCTTTAGCTACTGCATTTAATATTACACATTTAGAAAGCCAAGACCCTAGTCAACGTGGATATGCTGATGGAGAACTAGTAGAAGCAGCAGAATATACAGATGTAGGTGGTACATATGATAGCACTTCTGTTATTACAAAGTATTTAAACAATAGTGATTTTACTAACGATGATATATTGTACAATAATACAAATGCTACAACGCCATTTAATGGTACTACATTTGAAGAGGGTTCTGCTACAGATAACTTTTTTGCTATGGATGGAACTATAGATAAAGTATTTGAAGTAAGTAGTACTGGGGTATTATCTAATGTAATAGCATCAGCACCATTAGCACCAACCATTACTTTAAACGTAGTAAGTAGCACACAAATTGATGTTACAGTAGAAGGAGATATGAGAGTAGCAAGAAATATTGAAATACAACGTAAGACTGGTAGTGGTTCTTTTTCTACTATAGCTACAATATCACCAACATCTAATGGTAGTTTATCAGATGATGATGTAATTACAATCTATAATAATAATACTGGACTATCAGCAGGTATAATATATGTATATAGAGCTAGAGGTAAAAACAACGTTCATAGCGGAGCTTGGTCTTCTGAAGTATCAGAAACTACAGCTGCAGCAGGAACAGCTTGGTCTAATGTGCCAGCAGATTTTACTATAGAAGCTTTTGGATATAATGGTGTTTCATATTCAATCGGTAAAACTATTACACTAACAAATGGTAGTAGTAATACTACGATACAATGTAGTCAAACAAGTTTAAATGGCCGATTATTGGTAGCAGCAAGCACAACATCTACACCTAGTACAAGTGATACATATACTACATCTGTAATTATAGCTAATGCTAGTACGTATTATTTAAGATTTAAGTATGAAAGATTAAAAAGCATTGATGATAACAGTGCACAAACAATAACATTTACGAACAATAGTGTGTCTAATACTGATTTAGATATAACATGTATAGGTTCAGATATAGTACAACCATAAGGAGGAACGATGGCAAGTAGAGCAGATTTAATTATGGCACAAGTTCGTGGAGAGCTAAGCCAAATTTATAGAAAGAAAAAAGATGAAGGTAGTGTCATTGATGATGTTACCGCAGGTATATTAGGATATCAAACAGGACAAGAAGCTATGTATGCTTTAGAAGGTGCTATAAATAAAATGAAAACAAGAAGAGCTAAAAGAGATAAATCAGCTTTGATGGATAAGTATTCTGGTGTAACAACAGAACAACCAGATGAACTTCTTGGAGATAATGTTATGGATATTGTTCCAGTAGAAGAAACAGGATTTGACACTTACGAAGATAGTGTATTTGACAAACCTTTAGTAGGGAAACCTTTGCCAAAACCAGATAGACCTATGGTTAAAAATATATTTACAGAAGAACCTGAAATGTTGCCTGATATGATGCCAGATGAAGAAAAGCTACCTATATCAGAAGAAGATGTAATGGATAAAACTTCTGAGCTATATTTAGAAAATACGTTAGATACTGTTATGTCTCCTACTGGAGGTATGATGAATCCTGTAATGTCTGAATCAACTGGATACAACTTTAGTAATGTAAATATATCAGATATACCTGGAACTAATTATGATTTAGAGGCTATTAAAGCAACTCAAGCAGCAGCAGGTATAACAAGATTTTTTACAGGTGGAGATATGAGTGATGTAAAACCCAAACAAGATGAAATAGCAAATGAAGCAATAAACAAACTAACAACAGGATAAGTTATGGCACAAGATAAATTAACAAAAATACAAGAAGAACTTAAAACAGAAGAAGGTTTTATGGATGTTATTTATTTAGATACATTAGATAAACCTACTGGTGGTATTGGACATTTGCTTACTAACGATGAATTATCTTCGTATAAAATAGATAGGTATGAAGAAAAAATGATTAATGGTATGAAAAGAAAAATAGCAGTTGACAAAAAAGGTGATGTAATTAAACTTACACAACAAACTACAGATGATTGGTTTAGAAATGATGTGTCTACTGCTATAAATGCAGCATCACAACAAGCAAAAGATTTAGGTATTGATAGTGAAGATTTTGAAGTTGCATTAACATCTGTTAATTATCAATTAGGTACAGGATGGACAAAAAAGTTTCCATCAGCTTATAAAGCATTAAAGGAAGGAAATTATATGGAAGCAGTAAAACAAATAAATGAAAACAGTCAAGGTGATGCATCTGCTTGGAAACAACAAACACCAAAACGTGTAGAAAACTTTGGTAAAGCTATAATGGATTTAGAAAAGGAACAACCGTCTATGAGTCAAAATGATGCTATGTTAATTAAAGCAAAACAGAATGCATCAAAAGTTGCAGGAAATAGTTTTAATATATTAAATGTTATGAATGATTTAGGCCAAGTATTTGAGCCGTTTGAGGGAGGAGAATAGAATGGAACCACTTACTACAATAAGCACAGCAGTTTCTATTGCTCAAGGAATATCAGGTTTTTTTGGTAGTAGAAGAGAACGTAAACGTAAAGCAGCTAAACGTAAAAGAGCAAAAACTTTATTAGGACAACAGTATGGTGCATTACAACAAGCAGCTTCTGCAGAACGTGCAGACTTTGCTACACAAAGACAATTTTTAGGTGAAGCACAAGAAATAGAGCAAGCTGGTGCTATACAACAACAAAGATTAGGAATGCAACAACTACAAGGACAAGTAGGTATGACAGGATTAGCAGGTAGCGGTTCTGGTATGCAAGCATTAATGGAAGGTCAAGCAGAGTTTGGAAGACAGCAAGAAGCAAGAGCATTACAATCTAGAGAATCTGCATTCCAAATGCAACAAAGAGAAGCATCTTCTATTAGAGATATACAATCAGCTGGGTTCCAATTAGACCAGTATGCTTCTGAGTATGGTATTAAATCAAGTTATGGTAAATCGTTATTAGATATGTATGGAGGAATATAAAATGGCAAGCAACGAAACAGTACAAAGCTTAGCTACATTATTACAAGCACTTAGAGGATTTAATGAACCTAGAAGAGAAATGGAAATGTATGCAAAAAAAAGTATGTTACAACTAGAGAATGAAAAATCTTTAGCAGAGTTTAAATACAATATAGAAAAAGAAAAAGTTAAAGATAAAATGGAAGGAACAGATACATTATTATCAAAAGTAAAAGAACGAGAAAGAAGGGCAGCGGGATTTGACCCTGAAAGACCTCAAGAAATATTAGAAACTGGAAAAGAAACTGAATTACTAATTTCTGGTAAAGAAATGGTTACTTTGCCAGGTAAAGGACCTGTATACGGTCCAGCAGGATTTCAAAGAGGTACTACAGGTAAAGGTTTATTTGGAGAGTATACAGTAGCTGATATTGTAATGACGCCAGATAATGCTAAAACATTTTTAACAAGAAGAGCTTTATATGATTTGTCACAAAATGTTGATAAATTTATTGAGTATGAAGCAGAAGATGCTGCACAAATATTACCAGGGTCTTCTCGTGAAAAAGAATACTTAGACAATAAAAATAAATTAAAAGAAAGTTTATTATCTATTGCAGAAACTGGAGAAACTCAAAACTTTAATAGATATGAACAAAAAGTTTATAACGAACTTTTAGATACATTAGGAGACTAAATTGAATACACAGTTGGAGTATTTGAATAATCTTTATTCACAAAGATTAATTGATAAACAAACATATTTAACTAGAATAGATTTAGCTTATAAGTCTAATCCACGTGACTTTTCAGAAGAAGATGTAGACTTCATTGAAAAAAGAATGAAGGCTAATGACATTGATTTCAATAGAGATATGGCATCATCTGAAAATAGTGTACGTGATGTATTAAATCAATTTACTTCTGGTGTTGTAGAAGGGTTTACCACACTAGGTTGGGCATCAGAAGCTGATACACAAACAGAAGCATTAGCTAATAAGGTAGGTCACTTTATAGGATTTGCTCCTGATATTATAGCTAGTGTATTATCTATGGGTGCTGCAGTACCAGGGGTTATAGCTAAAAGAGGTGGTGCTAAATTAGCAGTAAAACGTGCAGTAGGTAGACCAACTAAAGAAGCAGCAACTAAACGTAGTAAGATAGCAGACCAAGTAGTTGCAGCAGAGGCAGCTGAAGAATCTATAAAGCAATCTGCTAGTGGTTTAGCAGCATCAATGGGTCAAAGTGCAGCTAAGATAGAAATAGGTGGATTTAGACCATTTGCTAAGTTTATAGCAGAAGAAGGGCAAGAAGAAGCTGTTAAGCTAGCATTGAAAGCTGGTGAAAAAGAAATAAAAGATTTAAAAGGTTGGCAGATACGTTCTATACCTATGCGTGTAGCCGATATGGTTACTGATAATATAGAAAAAAAGATTGCATCATCTGGTTTATTATCACAAGGATTTTTATCTAAAGGTTTATTTAAGAATGAAACATTTCAACAACTAGCTAGAGAAGGTGTACATCTTGGCGTTGCATTAGGTGCTAGCTCTGTATGGAAAGGACCAAAAGCTATTGCAGAATCTACAATGCATGGTGCATTAGCAGGGGTTACTTTTGGTGGTATTGGTCGTTATGTAAACATATCTAAGCTATTATCAAATCCTAAGACAAGAAAGCTAGGTGAACAAGCAGTACGTGATGCAGCAGACAACTCTTTAACTAATGAAACTGCAGCTAATGCATTTGCACGTGGTATTGCAGGTGCATCATTCCAAGGTGGTATGGCTACTTATAATCAATTACCATTACCAGAACAAGTCTATGAATATATGATGGGATTCTTTTTTGGTGCTAACTCTAAATCACCACAAGAGATTAAGTTTAGAAAAATGATTGCTGAAAACCCTATGATGAATGGTAATAGCAACATTAACAGATATAAGAAAGACATACAAAAGACTGAGATATATAAAGAGAATCCTGAAGTACAAGAAATGTTTGATAAGCACGTTAATACATTATATTTACAGCAACAACAACGTGCACAGAAAATAGGTGCTAAACTTATTATTGATAGAGAAATTGTTAAGATAGCTGAAGAAAAGAAAATAGATATTGAAAAAGCTAATCCAGAACAACTAAAAGAATTATCAGAAGAAGCAACAAAGTCAGATGTTGTACAATCATTGATGGATAGAGGTAGAACACCAGTAGATTTATATATTAAAAAATTTGAAACAGATAAAGACTTTGCTAGAAAAACACAAGAACGTGCTGAGGCAGTAGAAAAATTTCAAATAGAAGAAATTAAAAAAAGATTATTAGATTCTTTTGACCCAGAGTATAATGCCTATATGAAATCAAAAGATGGCGATATAAACGACCCTATAGCTATTAATGCAGCATTAGATAAAGTATATCAACAGATTGTAAAAGAACCTAGCAATTACAACCTAGGCAAATATGATACAAAACAATTATTAATTGAAGGTGTATATCAAAATATAAACGATTATTCTGGATTTGAATCTTATATTAATAGCAAGTTTAAAGGGGTAAAATTTAAAAACGAAGTAGGTGAAGTTCCTTTAAAGTCTATGTTTTTACGCATTAAAACTTATGCAGAACGTTCTCAGTTTGCTATTAATGCATCAGGAGAGATTGTTGAAATAGGTACTGGTAAAGATTCTAAGGGTAAACCTAAACTAGAAGTAGATAAAGATGGTAAAAATTTAGTAGAACGTACTGCTGAAAACTCTATTAACGAAAGATACGGACTTGATACACGTGTTATTATTAGAAAAGCAGAAGACCCAAAAAATCCTGGTACATACAAAGAACCATTAGATATATATAGTAAAAAAGAACTTGATGCATTATATGAAAACATACTAGTAGAATACAGTGATTATTATATTTATGGTGGTGCTAAAGACAAAGGAACAATTGTATTACAGAGAGTGCCAAACAATGTTAAAGAAAATTTAAATACTTATGTTGGAGCTATGCTTGAATCTGGTGTTAGTAAAGACTATTTAAAAAGTGCAACAGAGCAATTAGAGATGGCATCTAATATGGTATATAAGTTGTTAGACAATGGATATATAGAACGACCTACTGTTAATAAAGCAGATTTAAAGAAAGCATTAAAAGAATTAAAACAAGATATAGCTGAAGGCAAGATTAATGGCGATGTATTAAAAGACAACAAATACGATACATTACCACAAAGTGATGTAGTACCTATGGATGCAACAGACCTTGCTAAGGTTATGGATGGTGGTATATATGGATATTTAAATTTAATAGGTATTACTGATAAACAATTAAAAAAATATGGTATAGAACTAGAATCTGGAACTGACGGTGGTTTTATTATTAGAGAAGATTTATGGAATAGTATTGGTAATAAATTTGGTTGGGCTAAAGATTATGGATTTTTAAAACCTGTTATTGTAGCAAACCCTAGAATGGGTAGAGGAGAAATACGTACTAAGTCAGGTGGATTTAAACCAGAGTCTGCTGGACTAAATAAATTAATGATGGATACTAATACACATATTTTAGTATATGGTAGTGGTATTAAACAGCTTGGTAAATTAAAACTTAATGAATTGATAGAAGGTAAAAATGATTCTTGGTCATTTAAAGATGCACTTGATGTTGCTAAGATTAGACCTGAAGAACTAGGTATTAATGAATCAGTTACTGATTATGTGTATAAACAAAAAGAAGAAATTAATAGACAAAAAAAATTAAAGTTATACAAACAATTTTTAGATAAAAATACATTACAAGATTTTGACCAAGCATATTTTGATGCAATACAAGAATTACGTATTAAAAATATGGAAGGTAATAAAAAATTAACACAAGAATTTTTAAAAAGTGGAGACGATTACGTTAAGTTTGACATTGATACTATTAATGTACAAGATTTAATTGATACATTACAAGCAAATCCTACCACCAAAAAAGCAAAGGAAATAGTAAATCAATTAAATAAACAAGTAAATAAAGACACTGTAGAACTATCTGATGTTGCTACATTAGATATGGCAGAAATAGCAGACTTAGGATTTACACCAGAGGTATTAAAGAAAACTGATTACGCATTTAATGTAATGAAAGAGAATCAGAATTTTATATCTAATATCCTTGCTAGATACATTGTAGGTAGAAGTAATCAAATAGGTGTAGAAAGTGGATTTAAGGCCTATGCTGGGCTTTATACGCCACGTTTAGAACGTATGCATGGGCTGAAAGAAACAGAGTTTATGCTCGGAGAACAACATAGAAAAAATCCTATAAAAGTTGGTCAAGAAGTAATGACTATAGAAAAAGCATATGAACAGTACAAAGAACTAAAAAAGACTAAAGCAGATAAGTTAAAGCTAGATTTATTAGAAGATGCTTTAACATTCTTGGTAATGCGTACACCTAATAGTGGTAATGGTGGTGTAAGAACATTGGTATTTAAAGGCTTTGTAGAACGTGGTGGATATAATTTTTTTGCATCAGAGTTAAACGATTTGTATTTAGGAGGTATGGATAAAGATGGTGATACAGTAACAGGATATCAATCATTACCTTCTATAGTTAAAAAAGCATTTGGTAATCCTAAAATACAATATGAATTACAAGATGGTAATATTAGTGCTACACCTAGAGATTTAAAAGTTATGAAAAATAAATACGACAAACAAGGTCGTAGTATTGCAGAAACTTTATTTGATGTAGTATTTCAAGATAAAGAAATTAGCGAAGGTCAAAAACTATCTATGTTATTTAGCACCAAAGAAAGAATAAAAGCTGCTAAAGCTGCATATGAAGGTAAAAAAGCAGTAGGTACTATTGTAAATGCTACTACAGATTTTCAAATGTTATTTGATATTATAACTACTAATGGTGGTAAATTAAATATTGGAAATGGAATTACCTTAAAAATTAAATTAAACGACTTTGGATTTTTAAAAGATGTAAGTTATACTGGTATTAATATTGCAGTAGATAGTGCAGAGTTTGTAAAAATTGGTAAAGCTACTGATAATGTACAAAAGATATTTGAAACATTTTTTACAGTACAACGTAATGGTAAAGATATTAGCACACAAAAATCTAGCAAGTGGTACACATTAACCAATAACAAACAAACAAGCTTACACGCATTTAAAGTGTTTTCTAAAGCTATACAAAGCAAAAAAGATGTATGGGTAAATCCTGAACATAGATATACTGGTAAAGGAAAATATAGAAAAATTAAAAATCCATCATTAATTAAAGCTGCTAAAGAATTTATAGACCAATGGCAACCATATATGAAACAAGGTGCAGAAACAAATTACTTTATGCAGCAAGCAAAGATATTATCTAAGTTAGATATGGGTGGAGAGTTTTTAAACTTTAAATTTACTAGTCCAGAAAATGTTGTTGCATACTTACAACGTACCTATCAAAACCTTAAGAAAAGTAGCACATTTAAAGAATTAGAGTTGTTAGATTTTTATAAAGATTTGAATGTAAAGTTTTTAACTAATGATTTAAAAGGTGGTAAAAATCTTAGAGGAACAATAAATAATCTTATTGGTGTTGACTTGTTAACACGTAAAGGAGATTACATTATAGAGTTATTAAGTAAACAAGGTATGGCTAAAGAAAACATTATACAAGATTTACAAACCATATTAAGAAAAACTTTTGAAATGAAACAAGGTGAAAACAGTAGAGCTATTGCAGAGTCTATACTTGATATGAAAAAAGTAATGAATACTATGTTAAGTAAACGTATTAAGAATCCACAATCATTAAACATTGTACGTAGAGAAATGTATGCGTTTATGGATTTTGCATTACACGCACATCCGATTGTAAAAACAAAAGGCAACCCTAAGCTTGGTGATGCTATTTATAATAATAAACTAAAAAAGAATGTAGAGTATACATTGAATGAAGGTTATGATAGAATACAAGAAATATATAAAGATTTAGAAAAAAGATTTCCTGATGAAA